CAAAAATCGAAAGAAAACTCAGCGCTTGGAGAACTGCGGCGCGCGGCGAGCTGCCTTCAAGCCGTACTTCTGAAATCCTCGCGTGAAAAGCCCCCTATTTTCAATGACTTTTCGACTTTCTAATTTCTATGCACCTCAAAATGAATCTCATTTTGGATTATTTGCAAATGCACCATTGACCTTTGAAATCAGGTCTTTCGGCTGATTATAGGTCAGATGTGCGTAGATGTCCAGCGTTATTTTCGCGTGTTCGTGACCGGCAAGAACCTGCACGGTCTTGACATCTACTCCTGCCAGCAGAAGGTTTGTGATGTACGTATGCCGAAGCTGGTGTGGCGTTACCTGAAAGTCCATGCTATATACAACACTTGCATTGTGCGCTGCCTTTTGACCCAAAACCGGCGTGACGGTGTGCTTGATCTTTTGCCCATTCACATACCGGGTGTAGGTGCGCTCCTTGGTGCTGCGGACAGTGACATACTTCCAGAGCCGTCCCCATTGTGTGCCAGACAACGGCTGCCCCTCGCTGCTTGCAATGACATAATCCGAAATCGAAGATTCTTTCACTTCTTTCAGACAATCGACGAGCTGCGGAGGAATTGGGATTGTCCGCTTTGCCGCTTTTGTTTTCAACTCGGTTGTCACGACCGGGCGGTTGTGTTCGATGTGCCAGGCACGGCAAACGATGATGTGCGGCGCAGCCCCATCCAGGAATACGCTATCCCATTGCAGTGCGAGGGCTTCTTCTCTGCGCAGGCCCGCATACAGGCAGAGCATAATAAACGGATATGGCGGCAGACCGCGCACCGCGTCCAAGAGGGTCTGCACCTGCTCTGTGGTGAGCGCCGTTTTCTCTTTCGGCGCTTTGCCGCCTTTTGGATTCAGATTCTTGCACGGCGATTCGTCGATGATTTTGCTTTGCTCTGCCGATGTGAAAATCAGCTTGTACAGCATCTGGACGCTGCGGTAGATCGACGCCGATTTTGATGCAGCCTTTGTAATCGCCATCTTCACATCGTCGGGCGTGATCTCCTGCATATACCGATCGCCTAGCGGCTCGATGATATAGATTTTGACCTTGGAGGTATAGTCAGCCAGCGTAGTTACCCGAATGCTCGAAGCCTGCATGGTAAGCCACTTTTCCGCATACTCCCGGACAGTAGGATTCTCACGCCGATACACAGCTTCTTCGATCTGGCGCTGGGCAAGAGCCACCTTTTCCGTCAGCTCATCCGGTGTCTGTGCGTAAAGGGCAATGTATTTGCCGTCTGGGCCTTTGATGCGCTTGCGGTATTCATTCCGGCTGGGGATAAACTCATATGTTGGTTTCTTCGGTCGAGCCACGGAATCCCCCCTTGTCGAAATCAAGAGAATGTTATATTCTCTCGAAATAGACCGATTTCCTGATCGTGTGGTATAATCATAATTGCGCCGGCAGCAAAATACGAAAGGAACGGTTTCTATGAACACGTCCGTTATATGCGTAGCCCATGGAAACATTGAAAAGGAAAAGGAAGAACTGATTGACCTTGTCAGGACGCTTACCCCAGAGGAGGTCGAAAAGGTCATCGATCGCGCTCGTCAATTACTTGTTCCACAATGACACGCAGTTTCTTTGCGTTCTCCGGAGACATATTGCGAATTGCGTCTATTAGATACTGCTGGTTCTCTGTTAGCCCATCCTCGTTTTCGGGGGTGGGCTCTTTTTTATCTTCTGTCCACCCCATTATGAATGACGGTGTTGTTTGAAGCGCGTCCGAAATCGCTTTAATTTTCGACTGGTTCAAATTCTGAAGCCCAAGCTCAATTTTGTTGATAGAGGATCTGGATTTATATCCTAGTCGACGAGCCAGTTCATCCTGAGATATGTTGAGTTCTTCTCTTTTGAATTTAATGCGTTCACCGATGGTCATTACGATCGCCTCCTGACAGAAATCATTGTAACATGATGTAGATTGTAAATCAACTGATTTTAAGTTTTTTCTAAAAAGTTGTTGACATTTTGTCTACGCTGTGGTAATCTCCTGAATGTAGATATTTAATCTACATCGAGATTGAAAGGAGGTGGGCGAATGACCGATACGATTGCTTTGCGTGAAAAGATTAAAGAATCCGGGTACAAGCTTGTTTTTATTGCAAATAAGATTGGGCTTACATATCAGGGGTTCTTAAAGAAGCTGAACAATGACTCTGAGTTTAAGGCAAATGAGATTCAGGGGCTTTGCGATCTTCTGCGCATCGACACGGGGGAGAAAGAAGCCATATTTTTTTGCACTGAATGTAGATAATTTATCTACACAAGAAAGGAGACATCTATGAACAGAACATTCTCCACTCCGAAGCGGTGGGGAAAGGACGCTACCCGTGATGAGACCTACGCACACTTCGGTTACGAAGTGAAACATGAGTCTGGCGTCGGCACTGGCTGTTGGTCGAACGACGGTAAAACCATCATGCAGAATCTGCGGGCGCTGCCAGAGATTCTGGAGCAATTTTCCGACCCGAAAAAGAGAATCCGAGTCGTATTTGACTACGACCCGGATTTCCCGAGAGCGCTATTTCAAGTCTGGGGCATGGAAACGATGACAATGGATGAGATTAACGCGGAGTACAGCGACACCCAGACGGAATCAGCGGAGAGGTAGCGAAGTCTTCTTCCGAAGTCCAGAACACTTCTACCGCCTCAAGCCCGGCAGGACCGAAAACCATCTCGGTCATAAACGCGAGTTCATCAATTTGTTTGTACGCAGCTTCTCTCTTGG